GCGCTCATGACGCCCCCGGATTCGCCGTAACGTAGGCGCTTGCGATGCGAATCAGGTTTGCGCTGTCAGTGATGGAAACCCTAAATACGCGGTCGCGTGAGCGCCCCAACTGCAGCGCGTAAAATCTTTTAAGTTCCGGCGCGCCCCCAGGATTGCCTTGTGGCGGAGACTGCATCATCGGATAACTCCAAGAGCTGAAATTGCGTCCACCGTCATTTGAATAGCTCAAATACGGCTGCGCGCTTCCGATATCGCAATCGAGTTCAAAACGAGGGTACTTGACCCATTGGTTGCTGTCAGAAATGTGGGGTGCAGTTCGGACGTAGTTGATTGCGGTCCCTAGGTCGCTAGGATATCCCACGCCTTGAAACATGATCTTCCCGCTGTAGCCGTCACCGACAAAGTTTGGGCCGTCTGAGTTGAAGCCAGGAACGCTTGCAAAGCAGCACGGCCACAAAGACTCCGTATTCCAGCTGCGTTCATGCCAAAGCTGAGAGGTCACATCATACACTAGCGAATAGAATGCGAAGCCAGCATATCCCTCCGCAGGAAAGTTCAGAACATAGAAGACATGACCGGCCTCCTCGTATCCGTAAGCCCATGCTATCGGTAGGTTCGCTGCCGCTTGCAAAGAAATCAAGTACTCGACCGCTGGCGTGCTTACCGGTTGCGGGGTAGTCCCATTCATCATGTAGACCTTGCCGTATCCATTTGAATCCGCCGCCAGCCAAAGAATTGTGTTTTGAAATTTAACTACAGAACCGGCGCTCATGCACCCTATGTTGAGCGTGCCTCCATTGATGCGCGCCAGGGGAAACGTGGCGTTCCCGGCATCGTACCAAATCTCCGTAGTCTTCTGGCCAAAGATGTACAGCAGGCTGTTTAGCGTGGCCAGTTGGATCGTTAGATCGGCAGAGCCGCTGCGAATGACGAAGTTAGGTAACGGACCTGGAGAAGGAGCCCAGTTCGTCCCGTCACCGAATGCCGAGGAATTGATCTGATTCGGATTTCCACCTGCTAGGCTTGCTCCTGTGGCGATGGCTAGATAGAATCCATCTAGGTACTCCAACGCAACGCCGCTGAACTCTGCATTCATCGCAGGCCCTACGTTATTGGCGTTGAATATGGTGCCCGCGCTCGGATCGCAAACGAGCAGTTGCGTGCCATTGGCTTGGATGTACGCAGGTCCGATTCCGGCACTCCCAGCCATTGCACCAAAGTTGGTAGATATCGTTCCTCCACTGCCGATCTGGTAAAAGTTGCCTCCTCCCACCGCATACAGTTTATTGTCCCCGGCCCATAGCGCGCGCGCCGGAGACGCTGGCAATGTCATGAATGCCGACAAACCTGGGCGCCCAACGAGACCCATCCCAGTCTTGCTACCCTTCATTCCGGGCTCAGGATACAGGTTGATGCTGCGCTGCGCGTCGATGACGGGAGAGATGGAAAGATTACTTGGACCGCAGAACGGAAAAGCAGAAGTAGGGACGATCGGCATCATCTGATCCTACCGGTGCTGTTCTGACCGATCATGTAGTTGAAGGCCCCGCGCGCGTTGTTGTTACCCAGGAATGCCGGATCGCAGGCCACTTCTGAGTCGGGAGCGTTGTATTGTTGAATTGCAAGGTACGCGTCGTCAGCCTCTACTATCAGTCGCGCTAGGTTCTTGTCGTACTCTTGATAAGGCAACTTAGCGTAGATCCTCATCATTGGAGCGATGTGAACCGCAAGCTTCATCGTCAGCATGTGCGCATAAGCTGGCGGAAAGTTGTAGGAGGTTACCACGTCGGCGAATTGCTGTAATGGAACCTGATTGCAGAACACTTCCAACGTGTAATTTACTAACGGCCCAGGCCAGAGAAAAATGGTCCCATAGCCAGGCGTGACGGCGGTAGGATTGAATCCTTTATCGTAATATAACGTCAGCGGAAGCGCGAACGGGATCAAATCAACCGGGATATCGGCGCGCCGGTCCACGTTGATTACAGCCAGCGGAGTCCTCACTGGAGGCGTCACGTTTGTGAGCAAGATATTTGCCACTTCTATGAAATCGGGGCGTGGCGCGTCGAAATTAGGCGAACTCTGCCCAGGACCGATCAGGTAGGTCTGTTGACCACCAACCAGCGTAAAAAGAGTTTGCGGGTATGTGTAGACGAGCAACCTGTCAATCTGGAACTGATCCAACATCATGTTGGCATCGTCCAGGATATCGGCCATTACGTCTGAACTGGTAGTCTGACCAGGACGCAGGCCACCCAAGCTGCGAATTGCATTGTAGGCGAGTTGCGTCAAGTTCCTAGTTATCATTGCGCTGCCTGCTGCGCTGGAACCGGAGGAGACCCTCCGGTAGGACTGGCAATGCCTTGGGACTGCGGGTCATCGCGGCCTAGAAGCGTGGCGTTGAGCCCGCGCACGACGTTACGGGCCTCCATCAAATTAGCCATCAAATTTTGACTGGCACTTACATCGTATTGAGGAGCCATCTCCACAGCGACCGCAAGCTTCAGCATCCGCAGGTAGCCGGGATCGATGCTGATTGTGGTCACAGTATCAGCGAACTCTGTCAGCGCATTCCACATCAGCAGTTCGATGCTTAAGGTTGACCCTAGCGGAACGGGTGAGACATAGCAGTCCCCGTCAGCATACCCGCGGTCGTAGAACAGATACCGGACCAGATTGCTTTGAGCTTGGCGGTCCGGAATGCTGGCCCATTTCGCCGCATTCACGACTTCGATGCGCGCGCCTGGTCCAGCCGAATTGATAAGCGCTGCGGCCTCGATCTCCATCGGACGCGTGATGTTCCAGGTTTGCCCAGTCCCGATAGTGTAGACTTGGACCTGCTGTGTAAGACTCTGGACGCTACGATACACAGACAGCGCCATCAGCGGGTCGCTAGACCAGCTATCGAGCAGGTCATTGGTATAGAGCAGACCGTCCGAGATCTGCTGGCTGGACAGCGATTCTCCGCTGTCCAGCACATGCAGAAATTGGGCCGCCGCCGTGAGCACGGTAGTCAGGTTTACCGACGGCAAGTGGCCTCCTTAGACGGCCGGAGGCACTTCCGGCCCTTTCTTTCTGGCTTCTGCCAGCGCCGCCTCAAGGCGCGCAATGCGCAGTTGCGTCTCTTCTGCCGTTTCGTCGTCGAGAGGGTCGTTTTCGTCCACCTCGGCAATTGTCGAATACCAGGTACCGCAACCGGCGCCCGGCTTTTCGCGCAAAAGGTCTTTTTCCTCTTTCACGCCTTTCACTTCGCGGCTTTCCACGAAATGATGGGTAAGGATGTTGCCGGTGCCGATCTCGGTTTTCTGTGCGAACGGAGAATTGGTATTGCGCCGATGCATCCACTTGGGATAAGACTGAGGAATATATGTCTCCGTGTAGCCCATCTCCTGAAGCGTAAGCATCTGCGCTTCGTTCACGGCTTGCATTGGCAGAAGCGTCGGATGGTACATGTGCATCGGGAAACCGCCCGTCTTCGCCCTAGTCATCTGCAATTGGCGCAAGGCGTTGATAGGGATCGGGTTTTTGTCGGATGGTCCGAGTGTTCGGCGTACCGCGCCGAACACGTCGTCCATGGTGAGCGGTCGGTTAGTCTGTTCCGTCATCACAGTCTCCTCAATACACCATCATCAACGGCCCAACTGCCGTTGTGAACGTGCTGTTTGGCGTGATGGCCGTCACGGTGCCAAACGTGCCACCTGTGACCACGCCGGTAGGATAGTTGGTCGGAGCCCCACCAGTTGCGTAGGCCAGGAAGTTGTCGGTGGCCCCAGTGCCGGTCATGATGCCGACATAGTACCTGCCGGGACCATATACCGATATCGTGGAAGTAAACGCCACGCACTGATAGGTGGAAGCGCTTGCCGTAGTTACTCCAGCCGTCGCACTGGTAGCGATGATGGCACCAGAAAGATCGGCCAGAAACGCCATGCGCTTATCGGTGCCAACAGTGGCACCGTTCAGCCAGCAAGCACCGGTCAGAGTGGCGTTCGCTGGAATGTAGATCCCGCTGAACCACTCCTTTCCGTTAACGTCGGATACCGAAGTGGCGGCAACCAGGTTGCCGGGGTTAGACAGCGTAGTGAAAGAAGTGAACGGATAGGGACCGACCTGGGTATCTCCCCTGGTCCAATAACCCCCCACGCAGGTGTAAACATCTCCGGTGCCGACACCGGAGATGCTCCCGGTAACGATGATCGGAAGCGTATACTGCGCGGAAGCAACGCAAGTCCCACTAGGCATATTGGTCGTGAAAGCTCCTCCTGTGAATGGACGCGAGGAGTCTCCCGTGCCGGTTGCCGGCGATCCCACCCATACCGTGGAATTAACCGAGTGCGAGTAGTTCGAGCTGGTCCCGAGCTGCCCGCGCTTCACGTTGAAACATGTCGAGGAACTGCCCTGGCTGGTGACGACTACGGCTTCCTTATCGACGAACAGGTAGGACGCCGCAGTTCCGCCGCTGAGGCTGGGAAGGTTGATTCCAGTCGCAGAGGCAACGCACCATTGGGTAGTCGTATTGCTCACAACCGCAGAGGCTAGCGTGGTGCTGGTGGTCGCCAACTGAGCGCTGGCACAGAACACGAGCAAAACTGCCGATACAGTGATCTTCAAGAGGTTTTTCATGATTTTCATTCTCCTTTTCGTCCGGATCGATTACGAGATCGAGATGCGGACGCCTCCTTCCATGTAGAGCGGCCCCATGCCGTAGTAGACATCGAACCGGTTCGGCCACTGGTCGCGATAGGCATCCCAGACGCGGGCGAATCTCAGCGATACGCCGATTTGCTGCGAACGTGCCTCGAATCCCATGTCCACTCCCTCCGGAACGTCTCCGGGGAAGGATACGAAGGCATGGCATTCCGGAGTCCATAGAAGTCCTTGCCGTGTGGCCACGTTTGCAAGTGCCGACTGCCCTGCCGCCGCGGTGTTGTATACGTTGATGAGAGCGCCAGCTGATGGCGCGGCCGTCACGTTCTGATACTGACCGCTGGGAACGATTGCTTCCATGATGGTCAAGGTTCCGGCGCCCCCCGCCGTCGTAACCGCTTGCTGAACCACGAACTGCTTCAGCGAACCGGTGGACAGGCGCGACTGCGGATTGACCGCATACACGTTGGCGAAACTAATAATATCGCCAGCGTTGAAAAATCCAGCGCCGTTTGTGGTGGCACCGTTGAAGTTGATCGAAGTTCCGGTCTGTCCCGCCGTCGTTACTGCGGGAGTTCCGCCGAGCGTGCCAATCGCCTGAGTCGGCACGTTCTCATCGATGTGCCAGAGGTAACCGAGAGCGTTCTCATTGACTTGACCGGTCTTCCACTGGCGCGCCAGGAGATCTTGCGGGTTGAAGAACTGCTTGGCGTAGTCGTTCCATCCCACCTCGGCCGCAGCGCTGATGACCAAGATGCGCCGGTTTCCCTTCATCTGGAAGCCACCTTCGACCAATTTCTGGTTGGCTTGAGAGTAGACCAGGAAGGCGTCGGTCGTAGACAGTCCCGGGATGGACCCGGGAGTCCCGACGAAATTCGCAGTGTTGAGCATAATGCTGTTGGCTATGCGAACGTCCAACTTGTTCGCAATCGACAGCATGGCTTTGTCGAGCGTGCGACGCTTGAAATCGTCGATGCTGAGTTTCTTTTCAGCGGTCGAGAATTCAATATCCACACCGGACTGTTGGTTGATGACGATCGGGACTTCAGTATCGACCATCGGCTCGGGCTGATAAGCCTGCCCGTCGCGACCGATGTAGCGCTGGGGTTTGCGCACGTAAATTGTGTCGCCGATTTTACCCCCGGCTTTGCCGAATTCCTTGTCCAGATCGCGGTAAACGTTAGGAACGATTACGCAATCGTTCTCCAATTCTTCCAGGCCGGCGAATGTCACCTCCTGGCGGGTCAATAATTGGTTCGCCAATTTCAGTCTCCGTGGCGCAATGCGCCGGAAGACGTTTGTGGCTTATCAGCCTACGCGGCGGCGCCTCTTCAAGTCCTTCCACTTCTCCAGGTCATCGGGGCCGGCGGTTGCCGCGAATTCCGATGGATCTTCGGGAGGAGCTTGGGAATTTCCGTTTAACGCACGTGCTGGTTTAGGCAGCGAAGACACAAACGTAGGTTGCGGTTGTGTCTCGGACCGTGGTGTAGCGGCATTGACTTCCGCCCCGGAAGGCGGTTGCGCAGCCGAAGTAGCTGCATTGCGGGATAATTCGCGGGAAATAATACGGACCTCGAGCAGTTGTTCCATTGGAGGTAGAGCTGCGACGCGGGCGCCTTCTGCAGCGTTAAGAGCCAAATGGCGGCAAACTTCCATGCCATTGGTAACATCGCCCACGTGTCCATCCCCAAGCGTCGTCCAGGTTCCCAGAACCAAAGCGCGCATGATCGGCGGGTGCAATCTGACATTTCCCTGCCAAGCGTCGAAGTCGCTGAACTTGGCGCGAGCTTGGTCGATCTTGTCTAGATACCTTCGCTGCGCTTCAGTCGCGGCCGTTTCCCTGCGGGTTTTTTGCTCCGCGGCGGCGCGCTGCCGTTCGCGCCAATCTATCAGGGAATCCACGTAGCGCTCGTTGATTTCCTCGTAGGTTTCGTCCTTTTTGGCGTTTTTGAGGAAATCCGCCAATTTAGGCTTCGGATCTACGGGCTCTTCTGGCTTTTGCTCTGCGGTCTTTACCGACTGCACCGGAGGAGCTTGTGCCGCAGCCTTCAGACGTTCAATTTCCGCTCTAGCCTCTGCTGCTTCCCTGCGGATGCGTTCGGATTCCGCTTTGGCATCGTCAGCCAATTTCTTTGCGTCGGCGAGTTCCTTTTCCTTGCTCGAAAGGTCTTTCTGTAATCCCTTGATACGGCTTTCAGCCGTGCTCCGGGGCGGTTCGCTACTATCCTCTATCCGAGGGTTACGACCTTCCGGGGGTCTCGCGCTTTCGCCGGTCGAACCGACCGGCACGGAGGGTTCCGCAGCTTCCGAGGCTGCATGGGTTTCGCTTTCCGGCACTTCAGGCGCCTTATCCGGTGTAGATTTCGGCGCTGATTTGGGCCTTACTGGCGCGGATTCGGGATGAATTTGATCGCTTGCGAGACTTTTTCGAGAATTTTTCCAATCATCGAAGGCCTGCGCATTCAATTCTTCATCCGTCTTGGCTTGTGTCGCCATATTCGATTGGAATCATAACACCAAGAAAAGAAATGTGCAAGCGGATGCTGAGAGGCAACAGGTAGCGACGCTCCCGCTCCCGTCTGGACTGCCGTGTAGATCGCGTTGCCCTTTATTTG